GACTGTGTGCGTCGCGCCGCTTTGGATAGGTGAGCCGTTGAGTGTGGCTGTAACCTCGTAACCGGCGTCGGCGCCGAAAGTGATTGTTAAAACATCGCCATAAGCGATGCTCGCTCCGTCGCTTAGAGAAACGCCCCCTCTTTTAACCTCAAGCGATGTGTGCGCCGCTTTGTTTAGTGTAAGCTGATAGACGCTTTTAGTGAGGTTTACATCAACCGCCGCCACTGGCCAAGACCAAGTGCAGTTATTGCCGCTGCCAGGGAAAATATACAAATAATATGTCCCCGCTTGAGTTATTGACACTTGACCGTCTATCTTTGCTGAGTATTGGTTATATCCACTCGGAGTAAAGGTGAGCGCTCCGTCATAGCTTGACCCTGCTCCTGCGTTGACATGCGACGTCGGGCTGGTTGTTACCTTGTACCTTATAGGCCCGCCAACAGACCCCGCATTGAAGTATAATACTCCGAAATCAACAGCTATTTTGTCTGCGATAACACCGGAAGGTACTGTAAGCTGATAGCGGGCGACGTAGTTATACCCTTGGTGTCGTCCCACTACTGTCGGCGGCGATACTTGGCTGCCTGCCAAATAAAAGGTCGGCGCTCCTGTCGTTATGACTGCCATCTAGCTCACACTTTCTTGAAGAAAATTCTGCCGGCGTTTCCTGCCGTGGGGAGAGTCGTGCCGTAGTTATTCGCCCCTAACTTGAGCATTCCCGCCTGAGTGAGCGTGCCCGTGATTGTGCCGCCTGTTTTGGGTAACATAGCCTGCGTGATTTCGGATTCTCGCTCCAACCCTTTTTTCAGCACGGTAAAAAGCTGAACAGGTGTACCAACAGTTATACCGTCAAGCGGGATTCGATATAGCGGCATTTCGGCCAGCAAGTCACCGCCCTGAATGTCGCCTGCCGTGTATGCAGGGTCTTCAGGGTTGCTGGTTGCCGGAGTTCCTTTAATGACTGCCAGCTCTGCTTTTTCTACGCCTGATGCTTCTTTGGTATACCTGCAAACAACAAGGTCGTTTCGATATTGCCCCTGCGTGCCGTTTTCTAGAGTGAGGTTGACTGTTTCGCCTGCCTCGATTCTTATGTGCCGACCTTGCATTAATATATCGCCGTCTTCGATTCTGAGGTTGTTATTTGTCGTCGCCGTGCAAGCGAATTTCTTACCAATATTCAACACATATCGCCCTGCGTCGACCAGCCCGATATTAAGGCTTCCCGCATCGTCAGCTGTGACATGCGCTGAATCTGCATGACCTGTTACTAAATGTATGTATGCCATGTGTGTTCTCCTTTCTTACGCCGTGCGCTGCCAAATATAAACTGCTATGTACGGCGGCATAGACGAGCCGTCTGTGGTGTCGCCGTGGTCGTGGGGCGTATTCCTGCCGCTGTCGAGGGCGCAGATTCCATAATTTGCCCCAACATCAAAATAACTTGCAAGCCCGCCAGAACTCCCAGGTGTGCGGGTTATCGTCCATGCTTGTGCGGGCATATGAGCAATCGTCAATGACTGCCCCTGCGTGGCGTGTTTGTGCGTTGCCGAGCCGCCGGTTGAGCCGGCGGGGTATTCCGAACTTGCACCAAGCAAGAATTGCCCTTCTATTTGCTGCCAAGTTCCAAAGCCAAAGAGCGTGGCGGGATTCGTGCTGGTTGCGTTTATATAAATCGAACCAACAGGAAAAACGGCTTCTAGGCTTACTCCCGAGCCGCCCTGCGACTGTTCGCCGTTAAAGCTTCCGCTAACCTTAGAAGCCCCGCTTGTAGTGTCTAAATCAACCGTGATTCTACCATCTTTGATTTTTACTATTTTTTTCTTTATTTCGGTCTTGACGGCAATTTTTGTCACATTGTCAACAGCTCCAACAATATCACCCACGGAATAATTATCGGCCGCTTCGTTAAAGTCGATTGTGATGTCGTCTTGGTCTAATAGCTCTTTAAAGCGTTTAATGCCTTCCGCTTGGAGCTCCGCCGCTGTTTCGCACTGGGTGTTTTCATAAATCGCAACAAACTCGTCAGTCCCCGTAATGCTCTGTGTGGTGCTGATGTTGCCGTCAGCGTCTGCATATAAATGCACTACCGTCCTTGCTGCCAGCTCACCCTGCCCTAAGCAGATTAGGTGATTGACCTTGTTCTCGGTCTTCTTTGCCCGGAACTCCAGAATATCCGAGTCGAATTCGTCTTCCGTGGCGTAGTCAACAACTGCATGAGCCGAGAGCCTGACTTTGCCGTCAAGATATTGCACCTTAAGCTTGGCGTTTGAGGCTTTAAGCATCTTCAATATCCCGTTATATGCCGGGATGTACCGTGCCATCTGATAGTTTTGAATCGTGACGCCCGAGTTTGCCGTGTCTGCCTCGAAGAGAGAGCCAAGCCCGAGTGTAGCTATTATCCCGGCAAGCACCGTATTTGCATCGCCGTTTAATATCAGATAATCAGCCCCGGCGGGCGGCATAAGCACTCGACTGTTCAAAATGCCGTGCCAGCTCCGCCCGGAGTAGACTATCTCTTTAGTTGCCGTATCTGATTCGATTGTGTCTATAATTCCGCCGTATTCGGTGCCTTCGATGTAGATATACTGTCCGGGCCTTAGTATGCTCTTGTTACCGGCTTTAAGTTCAAAGTCGTTCTCGCCCGAGCCGAAAGCAAGGTCTAATTCGTAAGCGACAAGGATGCCTTCATCAACTCTTGCTGAAGTTGTATAAATTAAATCCATTTCGGCTCACTCCTCTCCTCAATGAGAATTAAGTCAAAGCCGAATAATCCGTTCCAAGATACCGCGCTCTCTCCGGCCGGAATTGGCTCAAAAATATAGGCGCTCCGGTCACGGTCTTTAAATTTATTTGTAATTGTGCCGTCAGCTCCGGTTAAGTAGATTTCTTTTCGCTTGCTATCTATGGTCAGATATTCGCCTGTCGCCACAGTGCAGTCAACTCGATAAGTGTGTGATCCTATCGTGATAGCCGGATTGGCGCAATCGCCATAGATGATTAGCCGGAAATTTGACGGAATAAAGTTTGGATTGCTGATGATGTTATTTTGTACGCCCGATGTATAATCGTGCGGAAAGTCAAAAGGATAGTCCAGTCCGTTAGGGCTGCCGGTTGACTCAAAATAAGAGCGTTTCGCCTCTTTGTACCAATAAGGGTATTCGACGGTGAGAGTCAGACCGACTGCCATGTGCCGTTTGCGATACAAGTAATCATTCTTCTTTGAGGCCGTAATGTAGCAGTTAAGGTAATAGCCGTTCAGCTCCAGCCTTCCCGCCTTCTCTGCTATGACGTCTTTTTCGGTGATTTCAAAGAGTTTGTTTCGCAGTTCAAAGCCCCGCGCTTCATTTCTGCAGTGCAGAATAATTGGCAGGCTTTTTCTGGTCAGTCCGCGCATAAAGCCCGCGATTCTGTTGTTCTTTTGGATGACATCCCACGAGTAGTCATGCAGGTCATTCTCGAATACGTAAGCTTCTTCGTCCGCAAAGACAAAACGCTCGTTTAAGTGGTTTATATAAACTAAGTTTTCTTTCATCAAACCACCGCCAGTACCGCCCTGCCCAGCTCTCGCTTATCGATGTTGAGCGTGACTGTTGTTTCCTCTCGACTGCTAACTGCCACCAAGATGCCTTGCAGCAAGTCAACAACTGCATTGTTCATGCCGCCTCTGTTGTAGTCTGCGGCTTCCTGAGCCGTCAATACCCGCTCGCCTCGGTGGAGCAGGGCCGGAAAGTCGTCATACGGAACGTATTCCAAGCCGGTTTTGAATTTTCTGCCGCCGATTAAAGAGCCCCCAGCGCCTGCGCTTGCACCCGTGCCGCCGAGATACCGCCCGACAACATTAACATTGACATTGACATTGCCAAACAAGTCGTCGACAAGCCCTTTAAACCACCCAACCAGCTCGCCCCATGCATCGGCAATTCCGGCTATAATTTGAGCAACAATTTCTCGGCCGGCAGCCTTGAGTCTTGCCCAGCCTTCAGACAGCGATTGCGAAAGAGCGTCGATAATTGCACTGCCCTCGCCTTCAACATCGCCCTTCTTGCCTGTAATGCCGCTGATGAGAGCGGAAATAAGCTCCACACCCAATGCCGCCATTTCGCCGACGAAAGCGAGAATACCTTCCGCTAATGCGATAATAATTTCGGGTATGGCTGCCACTATCGCTGTGATAATCTCAGGCAGATTCCGAACAATGCCCGTCAGCAGTTTTGCCCCCGCCGATGCTATGGCGGGTATGCCTGCCGATAACGCCCCCGCCAGATTGGATATTAAGCCAGGGATAAGTTCCGGCAGTGCCGTTGCGAGCCCGTCAAAGACTAACAGTAGGCGCTCCCATAAAATGCCGCCGAATGTGGTTACAGACTCCACCATGTCGGCCATACTCTGCGCCAATCCGTCGCCCATAAAGAGAGCCGTCATGAAGTTTTTGACCGCCGCCGTCATTGCGCCGAATGCGCCCGAGAATGTGGTCTTTGTTTCAAGCGCCGCCGTTCCTGCTATGCCAAGGTCTTTCTGAATGACCTCAATGGCTTGTATCATATCCGCAAGATTGTCAATTTCATACTCGACGCCGCTGATTCTTTCCGCCTCTTCCAAGAGTTGCTGCATGCCTGTCTTTGTGCCCGCATAGCCCAAGTTCAAGCTGTCAAGCATCATGTACTGGTTTCGGGCAAAGTTCATGTAGGCACGACTTATAGTTTCCATCGGCGTCCCGAAGGTCGCCCAGTTATCCGCCATGCTTCTCATGGCCACGTCCGCGACGGCCGCTGCTTCGTATGAGTCTCCTGTAGTTCGTTTTAAGGCAGCCGATATGCCTGTTACCCTTTCGGCGTAGTCATTGGCCGACATTCCCGCAGTTGTCCATGCTTTGTGCGCGTTTTCCAAAACAACCTCGGCAACATCGCCATAGATTTTTTTGAGCCCGCCTGCAGATTGCTCATAAGCCGCTCCGACATCAAGGGTGTCTTTTACCAGCTTACCTATCGCCGCAACTGGGAGTGCTTTTTTAAAAAATGTCCAGAATTTTGCACCCGCGCTCGCACCGCCAGCCCCACCTGCGCCGCTAAGTTCGTTCTTAATGCCGTCGGTCATGCCGCGAGCTGAAGGTATGATTTGCACATAAGCTTTTGCAAGTTCCGCCATTTTCTCACCCCTTTCTTAGTTGATTTAGTCGCCGCTCAAACTCTGCGCCCGAGCTGAATGTCTGATATTGATTTTCTTTTGTGGTTTTGCCGAGCAAGATTGCCACTAATGATTCTTGGTCTTTTGCGCCCAACAGCGCATTGAGCTTGTCGATAATTGACGCTAAAAAAAGCAGCTCTGTCTTAACAGGCTGCCCCGCGAGTTTCAGCATTGTTCGGCTCTCGTGGGGCAGACCTGAAAATAAAGTCGCCGCATAGTCCAAAGATAGCGAGTCAAAATCGTGAATGTTGTAATATTGTGCAAAGTCGCAAATAAGGCTGTCCCTGTGTCTGCTAGTCGCCAAGGCCAGCCCGATTATTTTTTTTTACCTTCAACCTCGTTCAGAGTGGCAAAAATGTTCCCAATCTCAAGGGCAACTTTTGACGCGGGAACTCTGCCGCTTTCCAGTCGCACATGGTCATAGAGCCGCTTTATGTCCTTTTCGCTCAAAATCTTTCTCAAAAACTTCGGAATGTTTTTAAACTCGCCTCCGTCGATTTCGACGATTAAGTCAAAGAGCTCCATATCATCTAAGAGCTCGATGTCAAGGTCGACCTCAAATCCCGAGTCAGTTGTAATGTGCTTTAACATTAAGTCGCACCACCGCCGCCAGAATCCGGCTTCTCGATAAACTCTGTGTGGGTGTCGCCGCTCGCATCCACGGCCGCGCTTACTGTGAGCTCATAGCCCACCGCGTCGCTATCGGTATAAGCTATCTCGCCTATATCCGTGATTGTGCCGTTAGGGATAATGACTCTTTTAAGAATTCCGCCCTTAAGAACCATATCAAATACCCAGATTAGCGCCTCTTGTTCCGCATTATTTGATTTAACCGTAAGCATTACAGTGGACGCGGAGGCGGTAACGTTTGCCGCGCCGTATACAGTTTTCAAAACGTCTTCATTGAGCATTTCGATGAGCTTAAACTTAAACAAGTCGGTTTTGCCCTTGTTAATGTTGAGAACCACATCGCCGCCCCACGCCTTTATCGTGTCGGAGTCGATTGTCGGCTCGTTTCGGAGCCCGTCTTCGCTGATATAGCCCAGCGCTTTGTAGGTCGTAGCCAGCGCGGTTTTGGCGTCCGTTGGAAGTGTCGTTCCGAGCGGTGCCACATAGGCCGCCCCGCCGACTGCCGGTTTCGCGTAGCTAACATGAGCTGCTGTTTGTGCCATTTATTTTTCACCTCTTTAATAGCTGATTGCTACCACTGCCTGATAGCGATATTGTTTTGTTCTTGTATCAGTAAAATTACGCTCCGATACAAGCTCTACTTTTCCGATATCTTCACTGAGCGGCATTTCTACCATTGCGCCGATGACGCGCTCTGATAGTTCCGCCGCTTTTAACAAAGACGGTGCATAACTTTGGATTGCCAGCACCGTCCGATTAATTGTGTCTTTCTGCCCGCGCCCCGTCTGCTCAATTACGATAAAAGTGTCGGGCGCATCCTCGGGCACTTCTGCATGCGCTTTGATAGGCGCTAACCTTTCAGAAAGATATCTAATAAGTGTTGTTTCAATCATTCAACAGACCCCCCAA